CGCCTGCATCGCAAAGCCTTTCGACGCCTGATGGCCGCTGAGCCGGATATTGGAGAAATCATCATGCGTGCATTTATTTTAAGGCGCGTGGGGCTGATTTCACATGAACAGGGTTCGGTAACGCTTATTGGTTCACGCGAATCGGCGGATACGCTCAGAATCGAACGCTTTTTACGCCGAAATGGCTATCCGCTTACACTGATTGAACGCATTGATGGTGAGGAATGCCGCCAGATAAGCCGTAATTTCGGGCTGAAGCCAGAGGATTTGCCAGCGGTTATCCTGCATGAATATCAAATTTTTCTACGGAATCCCTCAAATCTTGAGTTGGCTGAGCAGCTGGGATTAGCAGAGGCGGTTGAAAATAATATTCTGTATGATGTAGCCATAGTTGGCGGTGGCCCGGCAGGATTATCCGCAGCGGTTTATGCTGCTTCAGAAGGGTTGAACACGCTGCTGCTTGAGGAAATTGCGCCCGGTGGACAGGCAAGTACCAGCTCGAAAATTGAAAATTATCTGGGTTTTCCCACGGGCATTTCCGGGCAGGCGCTGGCAGGTCGCGCTCAGGTTCAGGCGCAGAAATTCGGAGCGCGGATTGCTCTGCCCTGCCCTATCCGCCGTTTGGATTGTAGCCATTTTCCTTACGTGCTGGAACTGGAAAACGGTAAAACACTACAGGCGAAAAGCGTCGTGATTGCTACCGGTGCGCGTTATCGCAAGCTGGGTCTGGAAAATGAACAGCGTTTTGAAGGCAGTGGCATTCATTATGCTGCCACCGCCCTTGAAGGTAGCCTGTGCGAAAATGAGGAAATCGTTCTGGTTGGCGGAGGAAATTCTGCCGGTCAGGCAGCGGTGTTTTTATCGCGCAAGGCCAGCCATGTGCATCTTCTGGTGCGTAGTGACGGTCTGGCGGCGACCATGTCGGAATATCTGATTGACCGGATCCATTCTTCGCCTTCCATTACCCTGCATACCCATAGTGTGATTACGAAGCTGGAGGGAGAACATCATCTGGAAAATATCAGCTGGCATAATCAGCAAACCGGCGAAACAACTCAGAAACCGGTGCGGCATCTGTTTCTGATGCTCGGAGCAGAACCCAATACAGACTGGCTGAGGGATTGTATTGAACTAGATGATAAAGGCTTTGTTTTAACCGGCGTTTCCCTGATGGAGCAAGGGTTATGGAGCGAAAGCCGCTCGCCCATGATGCTGGAAACCAGCTTGCCCGGTGTATTCGCCGCAGGGGATGTACGTTCCGGCTCTATTAAGCGTGTAGCCTCCGCCGTGGGTGAAGGTTCCATGACGATTAATCATGTGCACCAGCATCTTGCAGATTTGGCGTAACTAAAATTATTGGTGCTCCGGCGCGGAATTAACTCGAACCGCATACTGGAATTGCAGCAGACTTTAGAGCTTTGGGGTAACTTATTCAAGTCCCCGCCGAATCTGGATGGGAAAACCTTCCAATGGGAACCGCTGCCAATGGCAGCATAGCATCAGGAAATCATCATGCCCGTAGATATTTCAGTCGAGAGCGATCTGAAGGCGCTTCGCCGTGGGTTGAATAGTTTGGAGAAGCAGGCCGTGCCGCAGGCGACGGTGCGGACGCTTAACCGGGTGGCGGAGAGTACGAAGTCTGCCAGCGCCCGCCATATAGCCCCGCAGATCGGCGGCAGGCAGGCTGCGGTAAAGCGGCGTATCGAAAGCCGTAAATCTACTGTGCGGCGCTTATGGGCGGAACTGGCGGCAAGCGAGCGTCCCTTGCGCCTCATTGAATTTGTGGTGGGATCGAAGAAGCCTACTCAACAGCCCGGTGGCAAGCGTGGGCTGGTGAAGGCCAAGGCATGGGGAAAGACAAAAACCTATCGCAGCGCCTTCATCGCACCGCGTAAGAAGGGTTCGAGTGAGACAGAAGTCTATATGCGGAAATCGGGGAAGCGGTTGCCGCTGAAGATGCTGTTTGGTCCCGGCATCATGCAGCTGTTTAAGCAGAAGGAGAATGTGCAGGTGATGGAGCGCACGGTGGCGGATCGCCTCCCGAAAGAGTTTATGCAGAATCTGGCGTTCTACCTGTCAAAGATCAGGCGTTAATACTCACTGGTCAGCATCATGGTCAGCACACGGGTGGTGACGTCGGGGTTGGCCGGGTCTTCTGAACCGCATTCCATACGGGTATCGTAATAGTCGATCTTCCAGAAGAATTCGTGGTTGTCGATTTCTACCTTGCCGAAGTCGTGTTCCCCGTGCGGGTCGTTGCGCCAGTCGAAATCATCGTAATCGGACACGGCGCGGAACAGGCGCAGCTGTAAGTCTTCAGGTAATTCGTTCACGCCGCAGGTTGTCATGACTTTGCCGCCCCAATAGGTTTGGCGGAAGCGGTCATTCAGTTCGGCTATGCGCTTGGCATATTCGCTGGGGTCGATGGCTTTTTCGTGGGGGTTGGCGTCAAATTCGATGGGGTTGGTGTGTTTTTCCATAGTGTTTGCCTCTTTCTTGTGGGGTTAAACCTTCTATTGGATAACAGGCGTGCAGCTGCAATCAACGCTGTTTTTATATGTTTTTCAATATGTTGAGCCGGAGCAAGCGCGGCGGGTCCTTCCAGCCCGGCCTGCACGGGTACGCCGCGAGCGCGGAATTTCCCCAGCGCCAGCTTCAAAATGTCGATTTCGTTTCGTTTTTTTCGGCACATCCGATTGAGAAATAACGATAACCCAAAAACAAAAAACGAAATGCCCTGCGAAATCACTTCGCAAAAACCAAGGAGATAGTGAGATGAAGATTGAACTGATGCCACTGGATCAGGTGATTCCCTATGCGCGGAATCCAAGGATTAACGCACACGCGATTGAAAAGGTCGCTGCCTCCATCAAGGAGTTTGGTTTCCGCCAGCCGATTGTCACCGACAAGAAAATGGTGATCGTCGTCGGGCATGTGCGCTTTGAGGCAGCCAAGCGGCTGGGCTTAAAGAAAGTACCGGTGCATGTGGCTACGGAATTAACGCCGGAGCAAATCAAGGCGTACCGCATCACCGATAACCGCGTGGGCGAAGAATCGGAGTGGGACAAGGCGCTGCTCCAGCTGGAGATCACGGAACTGGATGACGCTTCCTATGACACCGACATGCTGGGCTTCAATGCGGAGGAACTGAAAGAGATTCAGGCCTCGCTGAATGAGCTGGCCGACGGGTTCGGCGAGGATGGCGAGGACGACATCGAAGAAGCCGACACCTCCGCCCGGATTGGTGGTTACACATTCCCTATCCCGCGAGAGCAATATCTCGAATGGCTGGAGGCCATGAAGCAGGATGTGGGCTTTGATAAAAAAGAAATCATCGCAGAACTGAAGAAACGGCTCGGATTATGAAACTAGTAAACGTCAACGATATTGCGCCTTCCACCTATAACCCGCGTGTGGCAGACCCGGAGCGGCTGGATTTGATTGAACTCAGCCTCCGCAAGCTGGGCTTCCTGCTGCCGCTCTATGCGACGCCGGACGGAGAAATCATCTCCGGCCACCAGCGCCATCATGTGGCGTGCCGCATGGGAGCCTCGCAGTTGCCGTTGGAAGTCACGCGCCCAATGGATTTGGCGGAGCGCAAAGGCGTCAACGTGGTGTTTAACCGCGCCACCAATGATTTAGGCCAGAGCGACACGGTGGCGGATATGACTGCCCGGATGCAGGCGTCGGATGTGCGTAAGCTCGCTGAAGGCCTGCCGGATAAAGCGGTGGATAGCCCGGAGTTTTATCCGTGCCTGAATGCCAAAGCGCATCCTATAGCGCCTTTCCTAAAGGCGAACAAAGGCCGCTGGAAGGGTTATTCGCTGAACATCGCCAAGACGCTCAAGCGGCGCGGGATTATGATGCCGGTGGTGGCCACGCGGGATTACCGGGTGGTCAATGGCATAGGCCGCTTGCAGCACTGTGCCGAATTGGGATTGGAACAGGTGCCGGTGGTGTTTGTCACTGATGCGGAAGGCCAGCTCGCGGAAGCCATGCTCAATTACCTGTCGATGGATTTTGATATTCATCGCCGGTACGAGGATCTGCTACGGCATAATTCGTTCCGGCGCCTGCGTCAGGTGCGAAACAGCCTTGGGCGCGGTTTCATCTTCGCGGTGGCGGGGGATTCTACTGCCAAGGCCTTCGATATTCACGAGGCCGCCAACCGCGAACGCTGGGTCAAACAGCATGGGCGCTGCGTGCTGGATTTTGGTGCGGGGCATTTGCATGAAACCCGCATCCTCCGCAGCATGGGCATTACGGTCACGCCGTTTGAGCCGTACCGGGTGGGCGAAAGCGATGAAATCGACAAGGAAGCCAGCCTCGCGCTGACGCGGGAGTTTCTGCACGCGATTGGTACTCAGAAGCTGCGCTATTCGTCGATCTTCATATCCAGCGTGCTGAACAGTGTGCCGTTTCAGGCAGACCGGGAGCATATCGCCTGTATCTGCGCGGCGTTGGCGGATGAGTCCACGCAGCTTTACGCGGTGGCCTCTGCCATCAACCATATCAACATCAAGCAGCTGAGTGGTTACCACTCGCTGAATGAACGGCAGTCCGGCGCGGTGCTGTTCAAGCTGGATTATGAACCGGGCATTACGCTGGGCGATATTGCCACTTCGCCGAAGGTGCAGAAGTACCACTCGCAGCGGGAGTTTTATGAATTGTTCAAGCAATTCTTCCTCGCGGTGCAGGTGGATGAAAGCAACAGTAACGTGCAGGCCATTTGTGGTAAGCCACGGGAAATCAATCTCAAAAGACTGAAAGCAGCACTCGAATTTGAGTTTGACCTTCCCTATCCTGATGGCAGCCGCATGGGGCTGGTGGCTGAAGCGAAGCAGGCCTTCTCCCAGCGGCTGGGAGTGAAGTTATGATTATACTGCTCGATCTGAATTATACGCTGGTGGCCAACAGCCATGAGAAGCGCAAGCCCTTTGCCCTGCAAATCCAGCAGGAAACCTATCGTAACTGGCTGGTGAGTCTGGTTGCGCCCTATCACACCATCCTGATGACGGCGCGGCCTGAGAAGCACAAGCAGCCGACACTTGATAGCCTGTATTTCAAGGTCGGCTGGGTGCCGCAGGAAGCGCATTTCAACCGCTATTACAAACCGCCGCATATCGCCAAGCGCATCATGCTGGAGCAGCTGGTGCTGCCGAAGCATGGGAGTAGCGGCGAACAGTATCTGGCGATTGAGAGCAACCCGCGCACGCAAGCCATGTACGCAGAATTCGGCATTCCATCCGTCAAAGTATTTGAGAACGAACAATGGACAACACTACCCACACCGTAATGGACATCCCGAAGGAATGGACGTTCGAGCACGCAGGCGTTGCCCAGAGTTTCAACCAGCATGTGCGCGAGCAGCTGCCTTGGTATGATCTGGTGACTGGCGCGGTGGCGCATATCGCCCGCCATTACATCCCGCAAGGCGGGCTGGTCTATGACATCGGCGCTTCCACCGGCAATATCGGCAAATCGCTGGAGGCAGCGCTCACGCAGCGGCAGGCGCGGCTGGTGCCGATTGAGCCAAGCGCGGAGATGTGCGGCCAGTATTCGGGACCGGGCAAGGAGCATCTGGTGCAGATGGATGCCTGCCGGTTTGATTATGAGCCGTTCGATGTGGCCGTGTGCTACCTCGTCATGATGTTCATGCCGGTGGGTGCGCGGGCGGCGTTTATTGCCAAGCTCCGCGCCTCCCTTAAACCCGGTGGCGCGATTGTAATTGTCGATAAATGCGAAGCAGCCACTGGTTATCAGGCCACGGTGCTGTGGCGGCTGACGCTGGCGGGCAAAGTGGCGGCGGGTGTCAGCCCTGAGCATATCATCGCCAAGGAATTATCACTCGGCGGCGTTCAACGCCCGCTTGATCCTGCCATACTGGGAGAAGATGCAGCGGAATGGTTTCGGTTTGGAGAGTTTGCGGGGTGGATTATCACGTCATGATAGGAACCCTTCATGCAAATTCTTCACAAGGTAGCGGTAATTGCGCGGTTCCTGAACCTGACCGAACGCCGGGTGCAGCAGCTGGCGCGGGATGGCATCATCCCCAAGGCCGAAAAGGGCAAATACGATCTGGTGCGCTGCGTGCAGCACTATGTGCGCTATTTGCAGGATCGCGCCTATGGCAATGCCGATGCGCCGCGTGACACGCACCATGAACGCGCCCGGCTGATTAAGGCGCAGGCCGATAAAACCGAACTCGAAGTGGCCGCACTTCGCAACCAACTGATTCCGATTGAAACCATTGAACATGACTGGATGCAGCAAGTTTCTGCCTGCCGGATGCGGCTGCTTGCCATACCGAGCAAAAGCGCCTTCCAGATCGCCGCCCTGAAGGAACCGACCGAGATTGAGCGGTTCCTGAAACGGGCGATTTACGAAGCATTGAGTGAACTCGCCCATGATAACGCACTACCAGAAGCTGATGCAGAAAGTCCGGCAGGTGTGGATGCCGCCGCCGGAACTGACCGTAAGCCAGTGGGCGGACGAAAACCGAAAACTCAGCCCGGAAGCAAGCGCAGAACCCGGAAGGTGGCGGACTGACCGCGCACCGTATCAACGCGGGATGATGGATGCGGTGAATGAACCCGGCGTGCGCGAGGTGGTATTTATGACCTCCGCGCAGATCGGCAAAACCGAGATTCTGAATAACATCTTGGGTTACTTCGTTCACCAAGACCCATCGCCGATTCTTTTCATCCAGCCGACGCTGGAGATGGCAGAGGCTTGGAGTAAAGACAGGCTCGCGCCGATGATCCGCGATTCGGACGCGCTGACGGAATTGTTCAAAGACCCGAAAAGCCGCAACAGCGACAACACGCTGCTGCATAAGAAATTCAATGGCGGGCATTTGACGATGGCGGGCGCTAATAGCCCGTCCTCGCTGGCCAGCCGCCCGATCCGGATTGTACTGCTTGATGAGGAAGACCGCTATCCCACCTCCGCCGGTTCTGAGGGTGATCCCGGCTCGCTGGCGCAAAAACGCACCACCACCTTCTGGAACCGGCTTCTGGTATCGGCCAGCACGCCGACGATTGAGGGTGAAAGCAAAATAGAAGCCCGCTTTCAGCAAAGCGACCAGCGGCTGTTCTTTGTGCCTTGCCCGGAATGCGGCGCGTTCCAGACGCTACGCTGGGCGCAGGTGAAGTTTGACCGCAATAAACCGGACGCGGCGCATTATGAATGCGAGCATTGCGCGGCGGTGCTGCAAGACAGTGACAAGCCGTGGATGCTGGCCAAGGGCGAATGGCGGGCGCAGGCGGAGTTTGCAGGCGTGGCGGGCTTTCATATCTCGGAGCTTTACAGCCCGTGGGTGCGCTGGGGCGAAATGGTGGAGAATTTCTTCAAAGCCAAACGCCTGCCGGAAACGCTGAAAGTATGGGTGAATACCTCGCTGGGTGAGACATGGAAAGAAGCCACCGAGGGCGTGGATCATACCGGCCTGCTCAGTCGCAAGGAGAACTGGGGACGCATCGTGCCGGTAGGCGTGGTGGTAATTACCGCCGGGGTAGACGTACAGGATGACCGGCTGGAGGCGGAAATCGTCGGCTGGGGTGTTGGGCAGGAAAGCTGGTCGTTGCAATACCATGTGCTGCATGGTGACCCGGCACAGGCCAAACTTTGGGAGGATTTGGATCGTGTGTTGCGCCAGCCCTTCCAGCGTAGCGACGGGGTGAGCCTAACGGTTGGATGCGCCTGCATCGACACCGGCGGCCACTACACGCAGAAAGTCTATGAATACTGCAAAGCCCGCGAGCATGACCGGGTTTTTGCGATTAAAGGCGCGTCACAAATCGGCAGGCCGCTGGTCAGCCGGTTCAGTCGTACCAACAAGCTGCGCGTGAAACTGTTCACGCTGGGAACCGATACGGCCAAGCAGATGATCTATGCACGGCTGAAGATTCACCAGCCGGGGGCGGGTTACTGCCACTTCCCGGCGGAATACCCGGAAGACTACTTCCGGCAACTGACGTCCGAGCGGGTGAAAACCAAGTTCGTGAACGGCCACCCCACGCGCCACTGGGTGCTAGCCAAAGGACAACGCAACGAGGCGCTGGATTGCCGGGTCTATGCGCTGGCGGCGCTCTACATCCTCAACCCGAATCTGGATGCGCTGGTGCAGGAGATGGAACGCGAACGGATCACGAAACAAAAGCCCGAACCCGCCACACCCGCAAGCGATGGCTGGATGGGGT